ATGTTACCGGATGGAGGGAAGAATACTTTGAAGCCGCTACACGTTGAAATTTGTGAATTAATTGACAATAGCCCAGAGCTAACATATGGGAGTGTTGCTGAGGCTATTGGAGTAAGTCCTCAATATATGTCTAAGTTCAAAAAAAGTGGGACAATTAGTTTTTGTAGTCTCTTGAAATTGTCGCAAGTATTAACGTTGCCGGATGAAAACTACAAAACTATAATGCGTGATTTCTGCTTGAAAGTTGATACAACAGAACTAATCAAACAAAGCTTTGAGTACGCTTCGATTACTAGGGATATTGAATTGTTAAAACGTTTGATAGGAAAATATCGAAAAGATAAAGGAAGTATTCAGGAGTTTGTGGATGTTTACGAAATACTGTATCAATACATGCTAAGGCAGATTGATGGGGAATCACTGATTGAAGAAATAAATAACTTACGACAACCTACAGATTGTTGTTTGCGAATATTAATTAGCATTATGAAATGCTATGGTTACTATTTTTCTAAAGAGTTTCCAATGATGATTGGGCTTGGCAAAGAAATAGAGCAGAGACTCAAACAGTTAAGTGGTGGACGTAAGGATTTTCTCCAGCATTGCTATTTTTATAAGGTATACGAAGTCTTAGCACCTGTACATCTACGATCAAATAATAGAGATATGGCAAGAAAATATGCTTCTATTATTAAAAATGCAAACGTTGGTATCAAAGCTATTTCAGATGCATCATATATAATTGGCATGTCTTATTTACTTGAAAATAAACAGAAATGTTTATCAATGATAAAAGAATCATATAATTTATCTAAACGGATTGGTGATCAGGGCTACGAGAATGAGGCGTTTTATAATATGAAAATGGTAGAAATGTATTATGCTGCGGAAACAGACGGGACGGCTAGTGTATTGGCTGACGTCGACAAATATGCTCAAGTTTTTTATCAAAAAGAAAAGGAAGACTTTATTGTGTTATTTAAGGCAATGCAAGATATGTCTAATGAAAGCTTACATAAATGTCTTCAGCAATTCTTTACTCAAGGCAATTACTTTTTTTCCAGTCTAAGCGCAAGAGAATTATATAAGAGAGGGGAAGATTCTGCTATAATTAAGTGGATGATGGATTATAAACAAGAAGTGGGAGGGAATGAAGTTGAAGAAGAGAATATTGATATTTTCAGTGATGTTAACTTTAATGATGATGCCATTTGTCCCTAATAAGGGATTAGAAGGAAAGGTTTTGGATAAATACACTAATTATATGGATGTTAGACCAGGCGGTTGAATTATATGGACCCACTTAGTGAAGTTGAAAAAGTGGGTCTTTTTTATTTGTCAATATATTTTGCTAAAAAAAAGCATTTTGTTTTTTGGCTAGTCTTGAGACATCTATAAAAATTAGTAATAAAATTATAAAAAAGGTGCTAATTTACAATGGGTGATGAGATTATTACTTATAGGAGAGATTAGACAAATGAACAAGATAAATGTTAAAAAAATTAAACAGGAAAACACTGAAGATAAAATTAAAAAGATGTTAATGTTAGAACAAATTTTTAGTGAGGATGAAGAATACATACTTGCAGTTAGTAAAATTAAAGCCATGATTAATAATAATTAATCATGGCTTTTTTCGTGTATTTTAATTAAATCATCAATTAATTTTATAATGTTTTGTTTTGTTTCTTGCGGCATATTGTCGAGACGTTTCATGAGATGAGCAGTTTCCGAATTTATTTTTTCTGTTTCAAGTGAAAGGTCGGTTTGCATACCCAATAAATAGTCGATAGAGACGCCTAAGACAGTAGCTATTTTATAAGTGTTCTCTCGTGAAGGGCTCTTTCTATTGGTTTCGTATAAGGAAATCGCAGACCTATTTACATTTAAAGCTTCCGCTAGTTCTTTTTGTGATATGTTCTTTTTCGTACGAATAGACTTTATACGCTCTCCTAACGTTACCATTACTAACACCCTCCGGTTAACTGAATTAAACTTTTCTATTGATTATGATAACTAAAAAAGTATAACAAAGCAATGTTTTTTAAAGAACAAGATATTAAAAAAAGATAAAAAGGGTTTACAAAGAAAATATATTTAGTGTATGATGTTAACACAGGTAACAGATGGAGGGCGAAAATGAAAAAATTTAATGGGAAGAAACTGTCTTTATTAAGAAAAAATAAGGGGTTTTCACAGAGGGAATTGGCTCAATTATTAAACTGTAGTCATTCTTTAGTTAATTTAATGGAAAACGGAAAAATCCAGCCAACAACCTCAAAATTATTAGGAATGTCGGAAGTTTTTAAAATTCCAATGGATGATTTATTCAGCGATTTTTTTTAACTGTAATGTTAACAGTGTTAACTTTATGTTGGATTATGATTGAAAACTAATTTAATTAGAAAAGGAATGATATCCATGCACAAAAACTTATTTATTGCTCGAAAAGAGCAACGTATGACGCAAGAAACAATTGCAAATTTAATCCATATTTCACCGAGAACATATTTTGCTAAGGAACACGGTAAAAGTGATTTCACCCTAAAAGAAGCTCAGAAACTAGCAAAATACTTCAAAACAACAGTGGACGAGCTGTTTGAAAAATAAACAGAAAAGGTGGGAGGAGCATTTATGAAAAATGGTAAAAGACCAACCAAGAGAGAAAAGATACATATCAATTCATATAATTTAAATCCTGATAATTGGCTAATCTTTAAGAAAGTAGATGATGAATTACATTTAGTACATCGTCATACGAACTCAATACGAGTCATTCCAAGTGCATAGGGTGGTGGACTGGACAAGCATTATTAAAATTTAGGAGGGCTTTACATGGATGGATTAACAGTAGCAAACGAACTGGTATTTGAAAGTAATGGTGAGGTAGTAACAGATAGTTTGACAATTGCTGAGATTTTCGGTAAACGACACGATAATGTTATATCAGATATTAAACTTCAAATGGATTATGCAGGAGCAGAATTCTCACTCCTAAATTTTGAGGAGTCAACATACACAAATGAACGTGGTCGAAAATATCCAAAGTACAATTTAACAGAAGAAGCATTTACATTAGTTGTTTTTGGGTACAACACGAAAGAAGCAGTGCAAACAAAAATTCGATTTATACAAGAATTTAAACATATGAAGGAATACATCAAAAAACAGCAACAAGTTCCTACAGATCCCATGAGTATTTTAAAGCTTACTTTTGAAGCGCTAGAAGGGCAAAAGCAAGAGCTTCAGCACATCAAATCAGATGTCAAAGACTTACGAGAAAACGCTCCGTTATTTGCTGTAGAATGCGATGAAATATCAAATGCAGTCAAGCGTCATGGCGTTGCGCTATTAGGTGGTAAACAGTCTAATGCGTACCAGCATGCGGGGATTAGAGGTAAAGTCTACCGTGATATCTATAAGCAGCTGTATCGTGAATTTGGAGTAACAAGCCATAAAGCAATTAAACGTGGTCATTTAGCATTAGCAACAAAGATTGTTGGAGAGTATACGTTACCTATTGTGCTGAGTGAGAAAATTAATATAGTGAACTCTCAAATTAAGTTTTCTGAGATGTAAAAAAGGCTGGAAGGAGGAAATAACCATGATGGAAGAAAGTGTTTTTTCAGTATGTATCACTGGGTTTCTGATCTGTGGGCTTTTACTTGCTGTTTATGCACTAGATAAACCAATTAAAGAATTTACAAAAGATGTGGAATGATTTTGAGGGGAGAAAGCGCTATGACGTTATCAGTTTTAAAGAAAGATGTACAGAAAAAACAAATACTAGATGAATTCTTGCAGCATTGTGAAAAGAAACAAATAGAGGCGATTCAAAAGAATGATCCATTGTTACTTTGCATTTGGATTAAAGAAGCACGATTGGCTCGACGGGAGCTTATAGTGCTATACCATGAGAAAGAAAAATATGATAATCAACTTGAACAGGATCGTAAAAGCATTTTAGGGATTGTGGAACATTTAAGAAGTAGAGGCATCAATGCTTCAGCCGTGGAGAGGGTACATTGTATAGCAAACTATTACATTTAAAAACAAGAAGGGATGGTAAAAGAAAATGACAGCAGAAGAATTATTTGAAGAAAAGAAATATTTAGTGATTGCAGCAGTTAAGCAACAATTTGGAAGTATCGCAAGAGCTGGACAGATTGCAGAAATAAACAATATGGATTTGGATGATTTAATACAAGTTGGCCATCTGTATTTATGGGAGCATTGTATGAATTATGATCCAGAGAGAGTAGATACATTCAATGCATACGTGATGAAAGGCATGAAATGGGCAATGAGTGATGAGCTTCACTTGAAAGGGACGCCTTTTAAGTGAAGCAGACGAGTTGGTCATGAGGAACGGAATAAAATGAATATTCATTCGATTGATTTGCATCGAGATGAGGAAACAGTAAAAGAATTTTATGCAGTATCTCCTATTGATGTGGAAAAAGAAGCGATATTATCCATTGAATTTGAAGAAGTGACGAGTGTACTTGAAGAACAAGAAAAGTCAATTATTCTGCACGTCGGTGAAGGGTATACCACAGAAGAAATAGCTAGAAAATTAGAGATGAAAAAATCTACTGTTCAAACAAGAAAGACACGGGCATTTTTAAAGATGAATCCAGATTATAAGCCAATAAAACAAAAATCCTTTTTCTTGGGGAAAAGAATGATAAAGAGAAACCACCAGTTGGGGCTGGTGATCTAATAGAAACACATGTGGTGTCATCATAACACATGTTGCGTACGAGATGCAAAAAAAGACCTGTTATAGCAGGTCAAAAGTCAGGGTATTTCGTGAAAGAATATAACTTATTCATCATTCTAACAGGAAAAAGTGAAAAATAAAAGATTGAAAATAAAAAATATTAAATCTTTTCGTTGAGAAATATCAAATACCCTAGTAGTAAAGATATATTGAAAAAATGTTAGATAGAGAAGGGTGACTGGAATGAATACCAATGTAATAAAAGTCGCAAGAATAAACCTGCAAGGTAACACTTTAGACCAGGGCTGGTTTAAGTACCTTACTTTAGAAAATGGCAAGCCCTATATGGTTGCGATTACAATACTTAGCGAAATTTTTTATTGGTATAAACCAACTGAAATAAAGGATGAAAGAACAAATGAAATCCAATATAAACAAAAATTTAAAGCAGACAAACTTCAAAAAAGTTATCAACAATTGGCTGATTCATTTGGTTTTACCAAAAGACAAGTACAAGAAGCATGCAAATACTTAGTAAAAAGAGAATTAATTGCAATTGAATTTCGTACGATCATAGTTAACGGAACTAGGCATAACAACGTTATGTATGTGGAACCAATTGTGAAGAACATCGAAAAAATTTCTATTTTATATCAAGAACCTATCACATCAGAAAGTGACACCCTCCCACATTCTAATGAGAGAGGCTCCCACACTAAAACGGAGGAGGCTCCTACATTGAAACGTGGGACAAATACAAAGATTACTACAGAGAATACTACAGAGATTACTACAAATAAAAAGACTTCTTGTCACAAGTTTGAAACTTGCGACATGGAGCATGCCAAATTGTTATTCCAGTTAATTTTAGAAACTAACCCAGAACATAAAGAGCCGAACTTCGAGAAGTGGGCCAATGAATTCCGCTTAATTCGCGAAAGAGACAAGAAAACAAATCAACAAATTGTGTATCTCTTGGAATGGTCTCAGGATCATTCCTTCTGGAAAAAGAATATATTGTCACCTAGTAAGTTGAGAAAGCAATGGGACAGGCTAGTGATTGAAGCCAAAGAAGAACACGAGGTGAAGAAAAATGAGCAGATTCGCAAGCATAGCGGAAGTCATGGCAGATTTGCAAAAGAGGGCTATGAAAAATTGCCAGAACCAACAAGAAAGTGGAGAGAACTTACAGACAAGGAACGAGAGGAATCACAACAAGAATATGAAAATAACATTGAATGGCTCGGAGAAGACGCTTAATGATACCTGTCCGTTATGCAGTGGAACGGGAATGATCTTAAATGGATGGACAGGTAGAATGTGTGATTGCCAAAAGAAACAATCTGAAATAGCAAGGTTGAAAAATGCAATGATACCAGAAGAATTTGAAGAAGCACGTTTTAAAAATTATATTCGTCATACCGATATGCAAAAGAAAATGTTTAACAGCATGATGGAATACTTAAAAAAGTTTAATGAAATCAGGGATACGAAGCGCAATAGCTTTGGATATATCGCTACATATGGCGAGGGAAGGTTAAAAGCTTTATCCATCAATGAACGGGTTGAGAAAATGAAACTTCACAACAATTACGGATTAGGTAAAACGCATCTACAAATAGCAGCTGCTAGATGGATTATACAAAATGTTCAAACTGTAAATAAAGACATTGTAAATGCACAACCGAGAGGGTGCAGAGTAGTTTGTATAAGTGATGTCACTTTTATGACAGAGATTATGTCAGCAAAGCGTGATGATAAAAAGGAGTATTTTGAAAAGCTCCATACAGTCGTAGAGTATGCGGATGTGCTGGTTTGGGATGATCTAGGTAAGAGCAAACATACAGAATCCCGTGAAGAAATGTACTACGAAATCATTAATGAGCGATATAAGCGTAAAGCGCCCATCATTTTTAGCTCAAATGAAGATGAATATACCTTACCTGAAAAAATTGGGTTTGCAGCTGCTGATAGATTGCTAGGGATGGCAAATGACTATTTGATTGAAGTCGAGGGAGAAAGTTATAGACGGTAAAGGGGAGAAATCAATCATTTTGTGGGAATGGAGTTGAGTGTATGGAACAATTAACCTTTGAAGATATCGTAGGAAACATGGATTATACAGCGCATAGTACGGCTGAGAAATTCCTCTCTAATCATTCAGTAACACCTACCTATGCAGTAGAATTTTTTGACCGAGATGAAAAACAGAAGTTACGTTGGTTTGAAGTGAATACAGAGGCTGAAGCAAAAGAAAAAGCAGTAGAAACATACGGGAGAATTCAAATCATTAAAGTATATGTGTCCAATCGAACATTGAAAGAAATTATGGAGCTGGACTAAGGGCATTTTTATCAAGAGAGCACAGGAATTTCCTAAAATGGACAAGCCAATGCAAAGGAGAACAGGCATAGATGAAAAGAGAAATAGACATGAAAACAAACGGCATCTACATTGTGGTGGATGGAAAAATCAACTTCGAAGAACCCCCAAAGAGCGGCTACGGACAGCAAGTCTTATATTGGGTAAAGGGAAAAGTGTCTCATACACAAACAACGATTACGAATAAGTTCAAATAAAATTTGAATTTTGTTAAGAAAAGGAGTGAGAACTATGTATTTAAAGAAAAAAGAGCGTGAAGCGTTGTTGGAAGCAGAGGCTAATTTTGTTGAATTTTTTAAAGAGAAGGAAGAGGCGTTTAAAAATGACGATGACGATTACTATGGTGCAGATACGTTAGATGGTTGTGTAGCGTTGTTCCGTGAGTATCTTGTCAAAAGAGGGTTGTTAAAGGAAGAAGAAATATAACAAAAGCGTTATTTTAATCGAAAAGGGGAATGGATATGAAACCGACATTCGAAATGATAAAGAATGAACATGGTGGGGTAGAGATGACTTATACAACGAGTGGGGGTAAGCAATCTTCCACTTACTTCCCTGGTCCTCCAGAAGATATAGATCATGTTTGTTTGGACTACATGAAAGGGCGCTTTGCAAATGTTAGAACGTTGAAGCAAGTAGATTTTATAAAACGCAAATATAAAGAAGCTTATCAAACAGTATTCGGTGCTATGGACGAATTAAAAGTAGGTGACAAGGTAGTGATGCACACTTGCTTAGAAGCGAAGCGCTATGAAGGGAAAGTTTGGACTTGTAGAACAGATCAATTTAAAGCAAGTAGTGGTTCGTAAGTGGTGTTTTTAGAAGGATTTAGTGGTTACTTCTCAGTTAAGTATTTGCAGCGTATAAGCTTGTTAGAAAACTAAACAAAATAGTTATTTGAATAAAAAAATGGAGGAATGAAGAATGAATACAATCACTATTAAATTCGGTCAAGGTACAGCAACATGGAAAGATATGCAAGATGTTGTGAAAGTGTTACAAGAGAAAGGGTATTCCGTCGAGCCTTATGAAGAAATTGGAACGGTAAACCTAACTAAGAAAATCAATGACGAATTAGTGGATAAGAAACAGCAATTCAATTGTGACGTTTGCTTTTTAAATAAGGATATTGAAGAGAAGTCTATTTATCAATTTGATGAGTCTGGTGACATTGTAGCGTGTATAGATTGTGAGAAACAGGCATTTGAACAGTCAAAAAGCCGAACAAAATAGATGTTTTGGAGGGAAATGAAAGTGGAGAAATGCAATTATGTTGGATGTAAAAATGATGCAACAACCAAAGGTTTTATATTCGCTAGAGATCCACAAGGCAGGAAGCATCTTCCTACAGATGTATACGCTTGTGATAAACATAAAAAGTCTTCCAGTTTTTTTGAATATAAAACTGCTAAAACAAACTAAATTAAATTCTTATTGTACGAGCAAAAATAAAAGAACCCGTTTGTTATGAACGGATTCTTCCCTTAAGGTGTGCAAGGAATACAAGGTAACTGGCCTAGGGAAACCTGTAGAATTCCTTGTGATTGTAATGTATGCAAAGGAATCAATAAGGTTAATGAATTTTAAACAAAATTCTTATTTGATCAGTATTAAAAAAGAGCACCTGACCAGGGTGCTCCGCCCAAAATTATGAACAACAATCCATAATAATATATGTGACTTTTGCCTAATGGTGATAATTTTATAAATTCATTAACAAAATCCTTATTTAACAACAAATAAAAAAGAGCGCTAATCAAGAGCACCCTTTTATACCTCATTATAACGAAAGTGACGAACTCACATTATACAGAAAGGTAGTATTAAAGTATGAAATTGGTGAATGGGTTCAAACAAAATCTTTATTTTTAAACTAAAGAACGCCTTGTAAAGCACCCCTAATACCTAATCATAATGAAAATAATGAGCTCATATAGGGAGGTATTTATAACAATCATGGATCATCATGTTCCAGCTTAGATTTCTCGGCTGGAGGAATAAAATGCTCACGAACAAAGTTTTGATAAATCATACCGCTTATAAATGTAATATAAAACACTACACACAAAAAGATTAAAATATATTTAAATAACTTCTTCAAATTAGCACCACCCTAAAAGAGAGTTTTCATAGGATGTGTAAAAAAAGGTACGCTTATACAAGGGCGGAGCGGTTAGCAAGAATAAAATAAAATCGTTATTTGAATAAGGACGGTGAAAAATGAGTTTACTACAAACATTATTAGAAGCAATTAATCAAGAATGGTCTAGTCAAAGTACGGATGTATTTGGAGAAGTTGATAACGTTCTATCGATAGCATATATTGCTCCTGTTTTAGCAAAATACATTGAAAGTGAAGGTGATAAGGTCCCAACGGAATTTGAGCCTAATAAATTTAACTCTGATAAAGAGGGTAATTATTACACGGTAGAAATCAAAGTTTGTACAGATCAAGATACATTGATTGAATTTTATTATGAGTAATACGAAGTCTGGAAGAGAACAAAAGGCTATTTGATCAATTATTTTACAAATAAAAAGAGCACATTAATATATGTGCTCTAGGTAAAGGTCTTTAAAAGAGGAGTTTTAAAGAATTTAAATTGACAATATAATATATGCTTGTCTTTAAAAAGTGTGACTGAAATAAAACCTTCATTTTAGACAAAAGGGGAGTTGGAACGTGAGCCCAAAAGTGTACGCCGTTTATAAAGGTGAATCACTAATATGTATTGGAACTGTACAGGAGTGCGCTCAACATTTGGGAGTGCTCCCTAAGACAGTATATTATTACAAGTCATCATCTTATAAAAAAAGAGTGGCTATTAGAAAGAACGCTCGTAATTATTTAACTGTTATAGCCTTAGAAGAAGATTAACATAAAAATTTCATTTGGGTGGAAGTGAGGTGTAGGGGATGGAATTAGTTTTTTGGATGGTTATCTTCATTGTACTGGGCCAAATTGTTTGTACAAAGATGGATTTAAAAGACTTAAAAAAACGTTTAGATACTTATAAGGAAATGCTGGATATGCAAAACGAAAAGATTGATGACTTATGGAGATATATTAATAAGCGTTAATTAGTAGAAAATATTTAAAAAGAAGGACCCACATTGAGGGAGTGGGTCCTTTTAATGAAGCCAAGCATATATACTAAGCATATAGAGATTAACTATATATTACCAAAAACAGATTGAGATTTCTATGTGTTAATTGTTGAGAAATATTTTTTAAAAGTTTCATTTTTTAGAAAATCAACAAAATAAAACGAGCACTTGTGCCAGAGTGCCCGTTTTATAAGATGACATCATTTATTATGTTATGTTTGTGAGTCATGAACAATTAAATGAGTCGAAAAGTAAGGTTCGAAATAGTTTATGTACTTGTTAATAGATAGGTGCTTGTACTAAAAAGAAGTGAAGAAATACAAGGGAGGATTATTTGAGTTCAGGCTTATCGCCCATGTATAGTATGTGCTATGCATGAAAGGATATTCAGATTTGCAAAAAATAAAAAGAGCACCTTCGAACAGTGCTCTTTCCCGGAAGTGTATATTGCATGGACTTGCAAGAGGTTTTTAAGGAATAAAATGAATAAGCTCGCTCCTGAAAGGAAGAAGCCATACAATAACATATGAAAACGTCGTCGCAGGAGTGACAATGAAAGTATTTAAAACGCAACAAAATGATTTTCTTAAGTGGTATTTGAATGTTTTTTTGTAATTTCATAGCGAAAAATATTTTATCAGAATTGGTAGGATGCACAAATTTACTGTCGAATTGATACATGAACTAGAAGGAGGGAGACAGTATATGCTATATCATTTGATAAAATTAGGGGAAGCATTAGAATCTGAAGTAAAGCAATCTGAGGGTAGATTATATTTTGATTCAGTTAATTTTGGAGTTTGGGTGTCAAAAAGTATTTTGTATATCGAAAAGTATCATAAAGATTCTTTTATAGTAAATCAAATGAAGCAAAGTTATAAAGAAATAGATTATACAAATAATTATACATTTTACAAATTGATGTTAAGTACATTGAAAGTAATACAAGAAGAGGAAAATGAAGAAAAAGAGGAGGCTAAAGCATAATTTATAATCAATTGAAGGGAAAATCATAAGGTTATCATATAAGTTTTGAGTAGAAGAATGGAATAAAGTCCGGCTAGAAAACTAGAGGACACCAATTCATTAAAGCAGCAATTCAAGCTGTTTTAGGAATTGGTGTCCTTTTTATTTTGAGAAGGGAGATGGGGAGATGAAGGTGTTGAGAGATCAATTAAGTGAATGGAAAAGCAATCAAACAAAAAAGAAAACTAAGAAAAAAACGAAAAGAGAAGTTAAGCACTCGTAAAATTGAGGATTTAATGGAGGGGCATAGACCTTGTTATGAACGAAGATATGGAGCAATAAGAGAAAAATAATTTAAAAATAAAAAGGAGTGGTCTGGAATGACTAAGCAATTATCTTTCTTACCAAAAATTGATAGAGCAGCAACACAAGAGAAATTAGAGGGCATTCTTGAAAGTGTACGTATATATAAGCAATTTGGAATGATGCGTAAGGAAATGAAAGTCACTCCTTCTTATGAAAAGAGAGAGCATGGTCCTACACATGCAGTTGGCAAACCGTTAGAAGATGTAGCAATCTCTAATATTCAACAAAGCAAACGTGAAGAATGGTTAGAGAAAATGGCATTTCGAGTTGAACAAGCATTAAGTCGATTCGGAAACAGTACAGCTGGAAAAAACCAGAGGGATATTATAGTTAAGCGATATTTAGAAGACGAAGATGTGTGCGATTATATGGTGTATAACGAAATTGGCATGAGTGAACGTACGTATCGACGTGTGAAGGCTAGAGCTTTTTACAAGCTGGCCTTTGCTCTTAGACTAGAAGTTTATGAAACTGAAGAAACTGGAGAAACTGGAGGGAATGAATCATGAATTTTGTCCAGCCTATACGTGATCCACAGCAAATACAACAAATCAAAGAATATTTAAAAGAAAAGAATGCACGTAACTATATTTTATTTGTAATGGGAATCAATACAGGGTTACGTATCAGTGATATTTTAAAACTAAAGGTTGGAGATTTAAAAGGTAGTCATATCTCAATGCGAGAAATGAAGACAGGTAAGCAGAAACGCATACAAATAACAGCAGCACTAAAGAGAGAGCTTCGATGGTTTAATGAAAATAGAGAAGATGATGAGTACCTATTAAAAAGTAGGCAGGGAAAAAATCGTCCAATCGGTCGTAGTATGGCATATAAGATACTAAGTGGAGCGGCAGCAGAGTTCGGATTAGATGAAATAGGAACACATACGTTGAGAAAGACGTACGGGTATCACATGTACATGCAAACGAAAAACATAGCATTACTTATGGAGATATTCAATCATTCGTCAGAGAAGGTCACGTTACGTTATATAGGTGTAAACCAAGATGCAATGGATAAAGCAATGACTAGGTTTAAAATCTAATCATTGCTTTTTTCTTTATAAATCTATACAGTTACTCATAAATTTCGTACTGTGTAACTCAAAAGGGGAAGTATTATAAAGTCAATGATAGCAAGGGCTGTAGCGTTTGGCTCAGTTACACACAATTAAACATATGGGTAATTCATTTGCTGGAATCATAGTATGAAATAATGAATACAAATAAATGTAGAACATAAGGGGAGGAAATCTAATTCATGTTAAATGAAGAATTATTAGAAGCGCTAATTAAATATCGAAAGTTTAACGGGAAAAATCCTGATATCTTACAAGTAAATCCAAGGTATTTTAGAAGCCTTCTAGAAGAATTGAATTATCCAGAGTGGCTTATTAAAAAGAAAGAAGCAGAAACAGGAACGAAAAAAAGTTTATTAGGAGTGGCAGTTGAACTAACAGATACAGTAGAAAAATTTAAACTATGAAAAAAGTTGGCAGAGTCGTGACCGCTTTTTGGCAGGAAATGTGCCGGTTGTTTTGGAATTATCGTGTTATATTTGTATTGTGAGAAGTGGCGGAAAACACAACTCATAAAATTTCTTTATAATATATATTGTTTAAACGGTTTCATAATGACGGCACATAAAATCCGAAACCAGCAGATGGTCTTGATTGAGTGGTACCGTTGGTAAGAAAGAGCATCCATTTGAGATGCTCTTTTTTGTATTAAGAAGCAAACCAAACAACTAGCAGTATGAGAAAAATGAAAAGAAATAACAACCAGCTTGCAATTTTCATAAAGCACTTCCTTTAGAAATGGTATGTGTTAAAAGTACAATTAATTTAATATAAATGTTAAAAATAAGTATACAGTATTAGGGCAGTCATTTTATGAGGTAAGGGTGGTAATTAGGATGAGTGGCTATTCTAAACTTATTTTATCCAATGGGAATGAATATATTGTGCCAATTCACCCGAGTATTTTAATTGAGAAGGAACTTACAAATAAGAATGGGGAGATTTATAATAAGTTTATTCTTGTTCCACAAATAGATACAGAAACAGGGAGTAAGATGCAATTTAATTTAAATCCTCAGCATATAGTAACAATCGAAGAATTTAGCATAAGAAGACCAAAGACCGTTCCTTCCGTATTTAGAGTGGAAACAAATAATGAAAGATTAAAGGGAAAGCATCCATAGCAGGTGCTTTTTTTATTTTTAAGGGGTTGAAAAAATATGTTCTTTTTCAAAAGAAAGAAACGGAAGAAGGCAGTTGCTCAAAGCAATATAAAAAGGAATGCTGAAAGTACAAATAATGATTTGTTAATCCAAACGACAACAGCAAGTGTAATAAGCTCTAGTTCAGATTATGGTGGCTATAATAGTAATCATTCAACTTCATGTTCATCGCATGATTTAGGAAGTTCATTTGATAGTTCGTCAAGTTGTGATTGATCAAGTAGCTGAGTATCTGCTTTTTATTTCGGAGGAGGATGAAGAATGGAATCTATAACAAAAATAATTGCTAATTTAGAAAGAAGCGTTAACGATTTACAAAGAGATAATGATGGTATGAAACAAGCTTTACTTAATGTTTCAACGAATGTAGAAGCATTGAATAGAAAGGTCAATATGTTAGAAGAAACGTTAGCGACGAAAGTTGGTATAACTCATGTTCAACAATTAATTAAACAATATGAGGAGGATTCACAAAATGGCTAATAACAAATTGATTATTGAAGTAACTGCTGATACAACTGAAGCATTAGAAGGGATTAAGGAAGTAACAGAAGCTGCAAATGAATGTGCGGAAGCGTTAGAGAAGTTAGAAAAGGTTATGGGTAGACTTACAAATAAAAAGGATTCTTTATTTATAGAAGTTCCAGTTGTTTTAAATGATAAAGCAATAGCTAAAAAAGTTAGTGAGTTTACTGAAATTAAAGAAAGGTTTTAACCTGAGGTGATAACAAATGAAACTAAATAAACAAGAACAAGCGGTTGCAATTGGTACATTCATTTCAATGCTAGGACAAGACCTTGTAAATGAACGCATCGATAAACAGAAATTAGAAAGAGTACTTCCTATCTTTAATGAAATGCAAGATAATACAACACCAAAGCAAAAGAGAGAAGCAATGATTAGTTTGCTTGGTAAAGCGGTGGATGAATTCTTAGAAAAATAGCTATAAAAAAAGAAAAGCAACTAGCTTGGGGGGCGAATTACTTTTCCAAATGGCAATGTTAACTCTATTATAACAATTTGTATTTATTTGTAAATGTATAATCGGAATATTCTTTTAAAAGAGGTGAGGATAGATGCAAGTCTACTGTTCCAACTGTAATAAAGATTATGATATGCAACCACAAGTAGCACAGCTTTCTAATCGCATTGAGAAGTGTTACTTCATATGTCTTCATTGCGAACATGAGCGTGTCGCTGCATATGTGAACGATAAGATTCGTAAGCATCAAGCGGACATAGCCAAGTGTCATGAACGGATTAATAAAAAGAATCTGGCCATCGAGGATGAAATGAAAAGATTGAGGAAGAGGATGGGAGGTAGTTAATTATGATGTGGCTATTAGCTTATCTTATTGTAGGTATGATTTATATTGCTTTTGGTATGCAACCAGCTTTACGTGAGGCATTGAATAATATTGAAGGGGATCCAGGTAAAGAAATCATTACGATTGTTGTAACGCTATTTCTTATTTGTATCTTCACACCTGTTTGGCCAGCGTTGGTAACATTAAAGATTGTTACCAAGTTTAATAAGTATGTAAGTAAGGAGTGAAACGCAATGGTAAGTGAGAGAGCTGAACTTATACAAAAGAAAATAGAAGAAGGGAAGCTAAGTGTCAACGAAGCGAGACTGCTATTAGGCTTGGAACCTATTGAGATTTTAATGAAAGTTGCATGTGAACAAAGCACGATTGTTATGCTAGAGGATTGTAAACAAATGAATGTTGTAAAAGATGAGAACGAACCTTTATTACAAATTGTACTTTCAGATATAGATTCAGTGCCAATAGTTCATTATAAAGGTGAAGAGATTAAAGGGAAAGTAAGGATTAGCTTTGATTGGAAGACTGATGGTCAGTATTATAAGTCAGGTCCATACATTCATATTGAACATGTACCTGCTGATAATAAGCGCTTTAATACTGAAATCATTCAACATAATCATCCTATTGTGGGGTGATATGAATGCCAAGTAAACCATTCAAACCATGCAAGTCATTAGGTTGCAATGAACTAACACGGGGTAAGTATTGTAGCAAACATCAAGATAAAGTACAGGAGACCACAAGATACTATGACAAACACATTCGAAACAAAAGCTCACGTTCATTCTACAACTCCAAACAATGGAGAGAGATGCGTGGGCTTATTTATCGTAGAGATCATGGCTTATGTGTTCAATGTAGAAGCAAGGACATCATTAAGATAGGTGATGTAGTCGATCATATCATTCCTATTCGTGTTGATTGGTCGAAACGATTAGAACCGACTAATTTACAAACACTCTGTCATGCTTGCCACAACAAGAAAACAAAAGAAGACGAAAAGAAAAACAGAAAATAATTCGAAAGAAAAAATTCATAAACAACCCCCCGCTATAAAAAAGCAAAAGGCGACTCCCTGGAGACCGCCGCCTAGCTTTCCGTGCAAAAAGTTCGTTTTATTCCATAAAAGGGGGTTCAGCCGAGGGAGGTGGTTCACATAGGAAGGAAAGCGAAACCGATTCATTTGCATTTATTAGAAGGTAATACAAATCGATTGACAAAAGATGAAATTGAGCAGCGATTAAAAGCCGAAAAACAGTTACAAGCAAAAAAGGACAAGGTAAAACCACCAACGTGGTTAGATTCAATTGCTAAGAAAGAATTTAGACGGATTGCCGGTGAATTACTAGAGTTAGATGTTATTACAAACATAGATGTGAATGCATTAGCAACATATTGCGATGCTTACTCTGACTATGTTGAATGCACCAAAATTATCCGAGAAGAAGGACTTCTTGTTGAATATACCAATAAGGCAGCTGAAACGAATAAAGTTCCCCATCCACTACTTACAAAGAAGAAACAGTTACATGAACAAATGAAGGCTTTGGCTGTTGAGTTTGGTCTTACACCGAGTGCAAGAGCGAAAATTGTCATTCCAAATAGTAAACAAGGTCCGAAAACAAATGTAGAAAAGGAGTTTGACGTATAACATGATCAGACAATGGATGATGGACTACTGTGATGATGTATTACATGGTGAAGTTGTTGCTTGTCAGAAGCATAAACAAGCGTGTAAACGATTTTTAAGAGATATTGAGCGTGAAGGTTCTGAAGATTTTCCATATGTTTTTAAGGAAAAAAAAGCGCTTCGTTTCTTAAAGTGGATGTCTCTTTTTAAACATACAAAAGGAAAATTAGCAGGTCAGAGAATTGAACCACATTCCATACAAATTTTCGTGTTTAGCAATATTTATGGATGGGTGCACCGAAATACAGGGTTACGTCGATTTAAAAAGGCATATTGGCAAGTAGGGCGTAAAAATGCAAAGTCACAATCTTTAGCGTGCGTGGGCTCATATGAAGCAATGGCCTTTGGTGAGAATATGTCGGAAGTATATGTTGGTGCCACAAAAACAGAGCAAAGTAAAATTGTTTGGAACGAAATTAAAGCGCAAATGAATGGGTGCGAAGACCTAAAAGAAAAATTCAATATTGCGTATGGGAAAATTGAGCATCTCAAAACAGATTCTTTTATTTCCGCACTCTCAAAAGATGCGGGAAAATCTGGAGATGGACTAAATGTTCAGTGCGGGATTATTGATGAGTATCATGCCCATCCTACCTCTGAAATTTATGATGTTCTGGTGTCAGGTTCAGGTGCTCGTCCGAATCCACTCATGATGATTATTACAACAGCTGGTTTCAACTTGAGCCATCCTTGCTATCGTGTGGAGTATCAATATGTTTCTAAGATTTTGGACCCCAATATTGATATTGAAAACGAAGAATATTTTGTCATGGTTAATGAATTAGATAAGGATGATGAGATTACGAATCCAGAAGTATGGGAGAAAGCAAATCCAATCCTATGTAGTTATGAAGAAGGGTGTTCTTTTTTAAAAGGAGAACTTCAATCAGCTCTTGATGTACCTGAGAAAATGCGTAATTATCTCACGAAAAACATGAATAGATGGGTGGATATGAAAGAAAATGGCTACATGGATATGCAAAAATGGAAGGATTGCAAGGAAACAGTGGAATTATCCGAATTAAAAGGGTTGGAATGTACAGTAGGTGTCGATTTATCAGCAAAAATTGACTTAACAAGTATTTCATTTGAGTTTAAAAAGGATGATAAGTATATCGTAATTAGTCATAGCTTTATGCCCGAAGATACGTTAGTTGAAAAGAGAAAAACGGATAAAGTCCCCTATGATCTGTGGGTACAACAAAAATGGATCACAACAACACCTGGTGCAGTAGTTGATTACGAATATATTAAAACACATATTAGAAATATGGAAAAAGATCATAAATTTAAGATTAAAGAAATATGTGCTGATCCTTGGAACGCAACACAATTTATGCAAGACATGGAGGCAGAAGGGTATACCATGATAGAGATACGCCAAGGTATGGCAACTTTATCAGGCCCTACAAAGGATTTTCGTGAACAAGTGTATCAAAAGAAGGTCATCCATAACAACAACCCGGTACTGAACTGGGCAACTAGTAATGCTATAACAAAACAGGATGCTAACGAAAATATCATGTTGGACAAGTCGAAAACAACGGAAAGAATTGATCCGATAGCAGCTGTCATTAACTCACATGTTCGATGCATGCTCAATTCTGGTGAAATGGACTTAAATTCCTATATTTTAAGTCAAGATTTCTCATTCTAGGGGGAATTACATGCGATTCTTATTATTTTTTATAAGTATTTTAGAGGATATTCTATTAATTTCAGGGTTGTCCATCATTGTAGGGACGACTTTTTTTGTTAATCCGATTTATGGATGGTATCTGTTAGGGATTATTCTCACAATGATGGGGGTGGTAATGATAAGAAGATAGAAAGGAGGTGAAACATTTGATTTTTCGGCAGTTATTTAGAAATCAGGATACGACAGATTTAAAAAATCCTTCTCCTTGGTTTAAAAGTTTATTTGGATATCAAGCCGCAAGCGGTGAAAAGGTAACGGTTGAGTCCTCTTTAGGTGTTCCAACAGTTTATCGTTGTATTAATATCCTTGCAAATAGTGTTGCGATGCTTCCGTTTCAAACGTTTAAAAAGACAGCGAAGGGAAGGGAACGGGATAAGGCACATCAAGTGTATTTTGTTCTAGAAAGAAGACCCAATCCTTATCAAAGCCCATTCAAATTCAAACATTTAATTGAAACACACCGTAATACATGGGGAAATGCCTACATCAATATTCATTGGGGTGTGGATGGAAGACCAAAAGAATTATGGGTACTGAATCCAGCTGTTACAACGCCCACTTTGGACCTAAAGACCAATAAGCTATGGTATTTCACTAGTTTGCCAGACGGCACACCTATAAAAATACCTGATGATGACATGATTCATCTTACAACATTGTCTACTGATGGTCTAAAGGGGAAACCCCCTATTCAAATTGCAAGGGAGTCTATAGGTAGCTCACAGGCGGCACAGAAGTTTAAAGGTAAGTTCTTTACAAACGGTGCAGCGCATAGCGGAATATTAAAAACGCAACAAGCACTTGGCAAAGAGGCAAAAGAAGTACTTCGTGATGCATGGGAAGAGGCAAATACAGGATTAAATAATGCTCAAAGGATTGCCATTTTAGATGCTGGTTTAGAATTTGAGAAGGTTGGTATGCCTTTAAAGGATGCCCAATTTATTGAAGGTATGAAATTTGATAAGGGCGAGATTGCAAATATCTTTAATATTCCGTTGCACATGATTAATGAGTTAGATCGTGCTACTTTCTCCAATATTGAGCAACAGGCGTTAGATTTTATTCAAAATACTTTGAGCCCTATTCTTATACAGTATGAAGAAGAATTTTCTTATAAAGCTTTTTCTTTTAATGAACAAAAACGATATTATCTAAAGTTTAATCTGACAAGCTTATTACGTGCTGATTCTAAATCACGAGCAGAATTCTACAAAATTATGTTAGATGCTGGTGCATTTTCTATTAATAAGGTGCTGGAACTAGAGGACATGGACGGGATTGGGGAATACGGTGATAAACATCGCGTTGACTTAAACCATGTATCTATTGAGATTGCTGATGAATACCAATTAGCGAAAGCTAATGGAGGGGCACTACAGAAGGGAGGTGAGGACGATTAAAGACGTATTTACTATTAAAAATCAAACGGAATCGTCAGCAGATCTATTTATCTATGGTGACATCATAAATAATACAGGTTGGAAATGGGATGATTCTGATATTATGCCGGATGATGTAAAAAACATTTTAGGGCAATTGGATGATAAAAGTAACCTTAATATCTATGTAAATAGTGGTGGTGGTTCTGTATTTGCTGGTTTAGCCATTTATAACATGTTAAAGCGCAATAAGGCTCAGAAAACTGTTTATGTAGATGGTGTTGCAGCTTCTATCGCTTCCGTAATCGCCCTGGCTGGTGATCGTGTTGTTGTCCCTTCTAATGCTTTCTTAATGATTCATAAGCCTTGGACATATGCAGCTGGAAATGCAATTGATTTCCGAAAAGCAGCAGAGGACCTTGATAACATCGAGTCAGGAATCATGAATGTATACAAAGAAAACTTAAAAGAAGGCGTTGAAATTGAAGAAATTCAACAATTAGTAGATGCTGAGACTTGGTTAAGTGGTGAAGAAGCTGAAAAATACTTCAATATTGAAGTTGTAGAAGCGAAAGACATCGCAGCTTGTAGCAGTGATTACTTTGATAAATATCAAAAAACACCAAATAAGATTGTAGCAAAGGCTCCTTCTATTCCAAAGAAGGATAATAACGAACAATTAAAAATACAAAACGCACTAGACCTGTTAGAGCTATAGGTCTATTTTTGTGCCAAAACAAGGAGGAAATACCGAATGGATAAACGTGAACAAGAGTTACGTCAAAAAGTTGCTGATTTAAAAGCGAAAGCAGAAGAATTTAACAATAGCGGTAAATATGAAGATGCAAAGGCAAAAATTGAGGAAGCGAAAAACGCGAAAAATGAATTGGATAACTATCTAGCAATGATGCAAATTCAAGTTTCTGACCCTGTAAATTCAGAAGCAGGAGTTTTGCCTCCATCATCAGTTAAAAATGAAGATCCATCGTACAAAGAAGTATTTATGAAAGCTATCCGTGGTCAAAATTTAAGTCATGAAGAAGCAAGCGTTATGCAGGAATACAAAGCGGCCTTATCTGAGAATTCAGGTAAAGATGGTGGCTATATTGTTCCAGAAGATATTACGACAACTATTAATCAATTAAAACAAACGGTTGATAGCCTAGAACAATATGTAAATGTACAACCTGTATCAACAAACAAGGGAGCCCGTACACTAGAAAAACGTGCAGCATCTACACCTTTTGCGCCATTATCTGAGTATGGTAAGCCAAATGCAATGCAAGAAATTGCTTCTCCTGAATTCGATCGTTTATCTTATGCAATTGAGGATTATGCAGGCTTTTTACCAGTACCAAATGATTTGTTAGATGATACAGATCAAGCTTTAGAAAGTTATTTACGTCAATGGATCGCGAAAAAATCTATTGCAACTCGAAACTATTTGATTTTACAAGAAATCAATAAACTAACAAAAGTTGATTTAAAGGATTATAACGGTCTTAAAACAACATTAAACGTTACACTAGATCCAATATTTGCAGCAGCAGCTAACATTTTTACAAACCAAGATGGATTTAATTACTTAGATCAATTAGAAGATAAAAATGGACGTCCACTACTTCAACCAGATCCAACAAATCCAACTCGTAAGTTATTTTCCGGTAAGCCCGTTATTGTTTTGTCTAATAAAACAATTGCTACAGATAAAGACGGAAAAGCACCTTTCATTGTTGGTGACTTAAAAGAGGCAGTTATTCTTTGGGATAGAAAACAATTATCTATTGATATGACCAAAGAAGGCGGAAATGCTTGGAGAACAAACACTTCTGAGTTTCGAGCAATCGAACGTGAAGATGTTACATTATGGGACCAAGAAGCAGTTGTATATGGGCAAATTACGATTGCGCCTAAAACAGGGGCTTAATAAAGTAGGAGGTGTCCTTCTTGGTACTAACATTAGAGGAAGCGAAAAAGTATCTTCGTGTGGATGGTGATGAGGAGGACGATCTCATTACATCTTTCGTAATAGCAGCTGAAATATATATTAAAAATGCTACAAGTAAAAATGTGGATTTAAAAAGTGAGCTTGCTAAATTAGCAGCTCGTATTTTAATTGCTCATTGGCATGAAAACCGTGAGGCGGTTGGGAAAGCAGAACAATTAGCATTTAGTTTGCAATCGATATTAGTTCAGTTGCAATATTGTGGTGGTGATTCAAGTGAATCCAGGTGAATTAGATAAACGTCTTACATTTCAAGTGAAAGATGATGAAGCAAAGAGCCCAGACGGTGATCCAATAGAAGGTTACAAGGATTCCTTTACTGTATGGGGCTCTTTTATTTTTTTAAAGGGAAGAAAATACTTTGAAGCAGCGGCAGCTAATAGCGAAATTCAAGGTGAAACAGAAATCCGATATCGTGCTGATGTGAATGCTGATATGAAGATTAAATATAAGAACGTAATGTATGACATTGTTTCAGTTATTCCAACTGAAAAACACACCTTATCAATTATGTGGAAGCGTGGTGGAATGAATGGCTGATGGTGTTGATTTTTTAGGCTTTGATCGCTTGATATCTGAATTAGAACAAATGGGTTTACGTGGAGAAAAGATTGAAGACGGAGCACTTGCGGCTGGTGGTGAGCAAATTCGAAAAGCTATTGCTGAAAGAAGTGAACCGAGGAGTTCAAGCCCTAAAAAACCGTCCAAAAGTGAACCTTGGCGTACAGGCCAACATTTGCTTGATAATATACGGGTTACAAAGGCGCGAATGGAAAATGGTGTGAAAACGATCAAGATTGGAATAGACAAAGCGGATCGTTCTCCATATTTCTATGGAAAGTTTTTAGAGTGGGGTACTTCTAAAATGCCGGCACATCCATTTATAGAACCCGGTTTTAACGCTTCTAAAGCGGATGCGGTACGTGCTATGACAGACATCTTAAAGAATGAGATGAGGCTGAATATATGATAAATTTACGACCTGAAATCGTCCAAGCTCTTGAAAATAATCAGGAGCTTGTTTCCTTATTGGGTGGAAGACGTGTTTATTATCGTAAAGCTAAAAATGCTGAAGAGTTTCCACGGATTACATTTTTTGAATTAGACAATAGACCAGATGGGTTTGCGGATAATGATGAAAGTGAAAGTGAAATCACATTCCAAATCGATATCTGGTCAAAAGGTAGTACAACAGCAATCCATCAAAAAGTAAATGAAATCATGAAAGATATTGGTTTCTCACGTTATGCAGTAGCTGATTTGTATGAAGATGATACACAAATTTTTCATTACGCGATGCGTTTCGCGAAAGGAGTGGAGTTATAGATGGCTGGAGAAATTATTACAATTAGTTCGACTGTCGGTGTAGATAGTCTTGTTTATGCAAAACTATTAAAAGATGATGCATCAGGTGTTTCATATGCAGATGTAAAGAAGTTAGAAGGGGCAGTAAAGGTTAAAACTTCTAAAAAAGTAGCTTCAGAAATTATGTGGAGTGATAATAAAAAATCAGAGATTGCTGAATCTGACGGAGAAGTGGAAGTTGAAATTGAAGTTCGTGGACTTTCCTTATCAGCGAAAGCAGATATTGAAGGGTATCCAGAAGTTACAGATGGCGTATTAGATGAAAAACGAGAGGGAGAAAAGCCATATTTAGCAATTGGATGGCGCTTTTTAAAGGCCAATAGTAAATACCGTTATGTTTGGTTACTCAAAGGGAAGCTTTCACAAGAGGAAGAAGAAGCTGAAACTAAGAAGGATAAACCAAACTTCCAAACTACAAAACTTAAAGGCTCATTCATTGAACGTGACTTTGATGATAGACCTAAATTTACAGCTGATGCTGACGAGCCTACATTCACAAAAGCTATCGGAGACAATTGGTTCAAAAAGGTATATGAAAAAACAGCAACACCACCAGCAGGAAAGTAAGAGGGGGCAAAAGCTCTCTCTCTTTTTTATTAACTAAGGAGGAATACCTATGAAACTAACATTAGTAATCAATAAAGAAAAGAAAACTTTTAATTTACCGGAGTTCATTCCGGCTCGTTTGATTCGTCAAGCACCTGAACTTGCTGATATTCCAAACAATCCTGGGCCTGAGGATATGGATAAAATGGTTCAATATGTAGTAAAAGTTTACGGTGAGCAATTTACATTGGATCAATATTGGGACGGCGTGGATGCCCGTAAATTCTTATCGACAACTTCAGATGTAATTAATGCAATTATTAATGCAACTGTGGAAGCGGCTGGTGGTACACCAGGAACTGGAGAAGAAACAAACCCAAACGCGTAGAGGGAGGAGGGCTAACGTTCAGTGAGTTTATGGACGAGCTCTACCTCTCTTTATTACGTCAGGGGTATAAACATCATCATATCGATAATGAAATGGATATCTGGCATTATTTAAGGCTAAATCAAAAATATCGTGAACAAGATCATTCAAACAGTGAAAATCATAACTCAAATGAAATTGAAGTTCCGGCAGAAAACATTATTTAATGAGGGGGTGAGACTATGGCGAATGAAATGAATAATTTGGTCGTTAGGCTATCCCTTGATAACGTAAACTTTCGGCAAGGTATCGCAAACTCAGGTCGTGCGGTTAGGACATTACAGAATGAGCTGAAATCTGTTAGTACTGGAATGGGTGGATTCGCAAGTGCTAGTCAACAAACACAAGCGAAAATGAACACACTCAGTAGGCTTATTGATGCACAAAAAGAAAAAGTGAAAGCATTACGACAAGCTTATGATCAAAATAAGGCTAAATTAGGTGAAAATGATGCAGCAACCCAGCGATATGCTTCGCAAGTGAATAAAGCGGTTGCTGATTTAAATCGTTTTGAAAATGAATTAAAACAAGTAAACCGTCAAGCTGAACAAAAAGGGATGGATAAGTTAAACAACTCTTTAAAATCCCTACAGGCTGAATTTCAGTCTATCACAACAGGCATGGGCGGTTTTTCTAATGCGACAGAACAAACACGAGCTAAAGTAGATGTTTTATCTCGTATGGTAGATAAACAAAAAGAGAAAATTAGGGAACTTCAACAAGCTTATAATCGTGCCAAAACAGAAGAAGGTGAAGCGAGTCAATCAGCGCAGCGGTATGCTGAACAAATTCACCGGGCAACAGGTGAACTGAATCGATTTGAAAACGAATTACGTCAGTCGAACCATGAATTAGAACAGCAAGGTAATCGTTTATTGAATTTTGGTAATCGTATGGAGACATTAGGTAATCATTTGCAAAATGCAGGAATGCAAATCGGTATGGTGTTTGGCGGAATGACTTATGCAATAGGTCGGGGTTTAAAATCAGCTGTAGAAGAATCCATGAATTTTGAGCAACAAATGGCCAATGTGAAAGCTGTATCTGGCTCTACTGGAGAAGAAATGAAGAAATTAAGCGAATTAGCTGTCAACATGGGAGAAACAACAAAATACTCTAGTGTTCAAGCAGGACAAGGTATAGAGGAATTAATAAAAGCTGGAGTTAGTTTAACAGATATTATAAATGGTGGTTTAGAAGGTGCTCTTAACTTAGCTACAGCAGGAGAACTAGAATTAGGCGAAGCGGCAGAGATTGCATCCACAGCCTTAAATGCATTTAAAGCAGATCATCTTTCTGTTGCGGATGCAGCAAACATTTTATCTGGAGCCGCTAATGCTTCAGCTACAGATGTACGTGAGCTGAAATATGGTTTAGCGGCATCATCGGCAGTAGCAGCAGGAGCTGGGATGACATTTAAAGATACAGCTACAACTTTAGCCGTATTTGCTCAGAATGGGTTAACATATAGCCCCGTTGCGACGAGATTCGCAACGTAAAGGACGTGAATTGCTGGGAAGCTAAGGTTACATAACTATGCTAATCAGCAGCCGAGTTATTTAGGAATAAATGAAGGGTTCAGAGACTAGGGTATGGAGTCCAGAACGGACAGTAAAACCCCACGAGCGCGTCCCATCCTAACGTGTAAGGCGAGGATGATGATATAGTCCGATACTCCAGTGAAAATTGGAGAATATGAGATAAAGAGCTCATATATAACGAATGTAAAAGGTTCTGATGCAGGTACTTCACTAAAAACAATGCTTATGCGCTTAAATCCAACGACAAAAGAAGCATATAATCAAATGAGGGATTTAGGATTAATTACTTATAATGCACAAGCTGGTTATGATTTTCTTGTTAAAAATGGTATACAACCAGCTTCAAGGAGCGTCGGTGATATTGAGCAAGCTTTAGAAGGCTATGTCATGAAAATAGAAGGTGCGAAAAAGTGGAATGACAAGTGCGATACAACATTCCGTGAATTAGCTACAAGTTCGGCTTTCTTATCTTCAAAATTCTATGATCAACAAGGACATATTCAAAGTCTAGAAAATATTTCAGGAACACTTCATGAATCAATGAAAGATTTAACAGACCAGCAACGAAGTATGGCTTTGGAAACGTTATTCGGATCGGATGCTGTACGTGGTGCAACGATTCTTTTCAAAGAAGGTGCGAATGGGGTAAACAGCATGTGGGATGCGATGTCAAAAGTGACAGCAGCTGAGGTTGCAGCCACTAAGATTGATACATTAAAGGGGCGTCTTACATTACTAGATTCAGCGTTTTCGACAATGAAAAAGACAATTGGTGATGCGCTTGCCCCTGTGGTTAGTGTTTTTGTTGCTGGGTTGCAGAAACTTGTGGATGGATTTAACTCATTACCAGGGCCAGTACAAAAGGCTATTGCGATTACAGGTGGTATTGTTCTTGCTTTAACAGCGGTTGCTACTGTTATTGGAGTAATAATGGGGGCGATCGGTATGGTTGTTTCTGGTATTGGTTCTTTAGCAATAGCAATGGGGGTAGCTACAGCAGCTACTAGTGTAACGGGAGCAGTTTTAGGAATATTAACCGCAGTTTTAGGACCAGTAGCAATAGCTTTAGGTGTAGTAGCAGCCGCTGTTGGTGTTGGGGTATTAGCATATAAAGGGTATCAAAAAGCAACTGAAGACAGCATTGCTTCTGTAGATCGCTTTGCTACGAATACAGAGGGGAAAGTAAGCTCATCCACAAAGAAAGTCCTTGGTGAGTATTTTAAGTTGTCTGATGGCATTAGACAAAAGTTAACTGAAATTAGATTGAACCATGAAGTGATCACTGAAGAACAGTCACAGAAGTTGATTGGTCAATATGACAAGTTAGGAAACACGATTATAGAAAAAACAAATGCAAGACAACAAAAAGAAGTTGAGGGGCTTAAAAAGTTCTTTGCGGATTCTTATGTGTTAACCGCGGAAGAAGAAAATAAGCGGATTGAACAAATGAATCAACATTACGAACAAGAAAAGTTAAAAACACAAGAAAAAGAAAATAAAATCAAAGAAATCATTCAAACAGCAGCAAATGAAAAGCGTGAATTTAATACATCTGAAAGGATTTCTTTACAAGCCTTACAAGACGAAATGGATAGGACGGCTATCCAACATTTGTCTAAAAATCAAATGGAACAAAAAGTTATTTATGAGAATATGCGTGTACAAGCTAGTGAAATTACAGCTAGACAAGCAGCAGAAGTTGTTGAAAATAGTGCCAAAGCAAGAGATAAGGTTATTGAAGATGCGAAAAAGACTCGAGATGATAAAATAGCATATGCGATACGTCTACGGGATGAGTCAGGAACGCTTAATAAAGAAGAAGCGGATGCAGCTATTGCAGAAGCGAATCGTCAATATAATAGCACAGTCTCTACAGCAAAAGACAAGCATAGGGAAATCGTGGATGAAGCTAAAGCACAAGCTGGTGAACACGCAAATCAAGTAGATTGGGAAACTGGTCAAGTAAAGTCAAAATATCAGGTTATGAAAGATGACGTTGTTCGAAAAATGAAAGAAATGTGGTCAGATGTTACCAACAAATATGAGGATATGAAAACATCCGCAAACAGTAAGGTGGATGAAATAAAAAATACAGTTTCAAAGAAATTTGAAGAAAAGAAAAAAATTGTTACAGATAAAATGGAAGAAATAAAACGCGGCATTGAAGATAAGTGGAATACAGTTGAAAAATTTTTCAAATCTATAAATTTACGTTCCATTGGTAAGTCAATTATAGAAGGCCTTGAAAAAGGGTTAGATGATGCGACAGGTGGTTTATATAGTAAGGCGAAAAGCATAGCTGGAGAGATTAAAAATACAATTGCGGGAGCATTAGATATAAACAGTCCATCAAAAGTTATGATTCCTTTAGGAAGTGCCGTTCCAGAAGGTCTTGGTGTTGGTATAGATAAAGGACAAGTATTTGTAGTAGACGCTGCGAAACGAGTTGTAGGTGCCTTGAATTATCAAATGAGCAACATTGGATCAGCATTTTCAGGTATGGCATCCGATGGCTTACGTAAAATTTCGGAAAGTGATATATTCCAATTTAATGGGGATGATCCGCTATCGAAATATTTTAATGCTATCTTTGTAGACGGAGATTATCTAAATGATTGGCTTACACATATACCAGAAAGTATGCATGACGTTGTGAAAGAAATTGGCCTTCAAATGGAACGATTTGAAGGTCTTTCAATCAATGAGGTTAGAAGCTTCCCTAGATGGAGAGAAGTTTTATCAGATAATCCAGGAGAAGTTTGGTATAGACCACTAGAATCATCTGAGCAACGTAGTTATGCGAATCAAATTGAAAAAGAACTAAATCTCACTTTGAATATGACCAATGTTTTAGATGGAAAAGAGTTGGCAAATGGAAGTTACACTTATACTACAAAGCTTCAAGATCGTGAACAAAAAAGAAGAGCGGAATTTTAAGGGTGGTGAACATGTTGGGGAAACTCAGTTTTACTTTTAATAAGATTAGAAAAGATTATGTTCAAATGCTAGTTGGAAGAAAGCGCCCTTCATGGGCTCCGATAAAAAGAAGATTGGTAAGAGTCCCTCATCGTGCAGGGGCTCTTTTTCTTAATACCGAAACGGAGGAACGACGTATTGATGTTCCTCTTGTGATTAAAGCGAAAAAAGATATGGCTGATTTACAAAAGGTAAAAGAAGATTTAGCGGATTGGCTATATACAGAGCAACCAGCTGAACTTGTTTTTGATGATGAATTAGATAGGACGTACCTAGCATTAATTGATGGTTCTGTAGACCTGGATGAAATAGTTAATAGAGGTAAAGGGGTTATTACTTTTGTTTGTCCAATGCCATATAAATTAGGAAAACAAAATACTCATTCGTTCTCTCAAAATGGTTCTACTGAAGTAACTGCTGCTTTTGTCAATCAAGGGAATATAGAAGCACCTGCAATTATTGAAATCGAAGCACAGAAACCAAGTACATTTTTAGATGTGTGGTTTGGTGAGTATCCATATAATCGAGATTACTTCAGAATTGGTTATCCTTTGAAAACAGAGCAATTACCCGTTGAAAGAAATCAAAGACTTATATGGGACGAAATGGCTACCACTGTAGGATGGAGTAAAGTCAGTTCAGTGGAAGATGGCAATCCAATTGGTGAAATGAAGTCAGATAAATACCAATTTTATTGTTCTGATTTTGGTACTAGTGCGGGGAAAGGGTGGCACGGTGCAGCTGTTAAAAAGAATATACCTGGGGGTCCAGTACAAGATTTTATTATGCAAGCCCATGTTACATGTAAGAGTAAAAAAATTAATGAAATGGGCCGAGTTGAGATAGCGATATTGGATGAAAATAGCAAGGTTCTTTCCAAAATTGCCATGTCTGATGTGTTTTGGCAAGCTGAACAAAACTTTGGGACGATGGTAATTGGATATGATAATAAGCCAGGGAAAACAGGTTTAATTTATGAGAGTGGTGATTATCCGAATACATGGAATCAGTATTTTGGTCGATTGTGGATAGCTAGAACGGGAAATGTATGGGAAGCATATATTTCAAAATTCTTGCCAGGGACAGAGAAGGATGATTCAGAGCGGTTTGCACGGTGGACGGATGAAAAAGACGATCACATGGAAAAAGCAGCGCAAATCCAGATTAGTATTATGCAATGGCAAGATGTACCACCAGTAGAAGCAATGACCGTTTCAGATTTGAAATTTTGGAAAGTCAATTTAAATACTCAAAATAATCCGCCTTACATTTTTGAAACAGGAGATAAAATTATAATTGATAAAGAAAAAAGTCTTGTAACCATTAACGGAAAAAAAGCCATTAATTTAAAAGATTTTTTCAGTAATTTTCCAACTGTAATACGTGGTGAAAATCGTATTGATATCATGCCACCAGACGTTGAAGCAACTGTTCGTTATAGGGAGAGATACAGATGAGAACACCAAGCGGCATTTTGCATGTTGTGGATTTTAAAACAGATCAAATCGTTGCAGCTATTCAGCCGCAGGACTATTGGGATGATAAAAGGCAGTGGGAAATCAAAAACAATGTTGATATGTTGGATTTTACTGTTTTTGATGGAACAACTCATTCGGCTACGCTACAACAACAAAATCTTGTTTTAAAAGAAGTTCGTGACGGAAGAATTGTACCATATGTTATTAGAGAAACAGAAAAGAATTCAGACAACCGATCCATTACCACATATGCTTCAGGAGCTTGGGTTCAAATTGCTAAGTCAGGTATTATAAAACCGCAAAGAATAGAAGGGGAAACGGTAAACAAATATATTGATATGGCCCTAGTAGGCATGAAATGGAAACGTGGGAAAACGGATTATGCAGGATTCCATACGATGACCATTGATGAATTTATTGATCCACTAACATTTTTAAAGAAAATAGCTTCTTTATTCAAATTAGAAATTCAGTACCGTGTTGAGGTTCAAGGATCACAAATCATTGGATGGTATGTTGATATGATTCAAAGACGTGGTCGAGACACAGGCAAAGAAATAGAGCTCGGGAAAGATTTGATAGGCGTTACACGTATTGAACATTCAAGAGATATTTGTACAGCACTAGTTGGATTTGTGAAAGGTGAAGGCGACAATGTAATTACCATCGAAAGTATCAACAGGGGACTTCCGTATATTGTTGATAATGATGCATTTCAACGATGGAACGAACGTGGTAAGCATAAGTTTGGTTTTTATACGCCAGAAACAGAAGAGTTAAATATGACGCCAGAACGTTTAATGACGTTAATGGGAATAGAATTAAAAAAACGTGTTAATTCTTCCGTTTCGTATGAAGTAGAAGCACAATCGATTGGACGTATTTTCGGACTAGCACATGAACTCATTAACGAGGGCGATACGATCCGAATTAAAGATACGGGCTTCACACCTAAGTTATACCTGGAAGCACGTGTAATTGCCGGTGATGAATCTTTTACAGATCCTACACAAGATAAATATGTGTTTGGTGATTATCGTGAAATTACGGATCCGAACGAGGAATTACGAAAGATTTACAATCGAATCCTTAGTAAATTCGGTGAAAAACAAGAAATGCTGGATCAGCTAGATAAATTGGTGAAAGAAGCGAATGAAACAGCAAGTAGCGCTAAGAAAGAATCAGAAGCAGCGAAAACACTTGCTGAAAAGGTACAAGAGAATATTAAAAACAATACTGTTGAAATCATAGAAGCTAAGAATCCACCAACAACAGGGCTTAAACCTAATAAAACGCTATGGCGTGATATTAGTAATGGAAAGCCCGGCATTTTAAAAATATGGACAGGTACAGTTTGGGAATCGGTTGTACCAGATGTTGAATCGGTTAAGAAAGAAACACTTGAACAGGCTAATAAAAATATTGAGTCCACAAAAGCAGAATTAAACAAAAAGGTACAAGAAGCACAGAATCAAGCTACAGGACAATTCAATGAAGTACAGGAAGGTTTACAAGGTGTCAGTCGTACAATTTCTAATATCGAAAATAAACAAGGTGAAATCGATAAAAAAGTAACTAAGTTTGAACAGGATTCTAATGGATTTAAAACTTCTATTGAATCGTTAACAAAAAAAGATAATGATATCAGCAATACATTAAATACAGTCGAACAAACTATAGAAGGTACAAAGAAGAATATTTCTGATGTGCAGCAAACAACAAATGATCTAAGGAAAACCACAACTGAAATTACAGAAAAAGCTGGCCAGATTAGTGAGAAGTTGCAAAGCGTAGAAAAGAAAGTTAATAACGATAAATCTGGTGGACGTAATCTTTTATTAAAATCAAATGTTAAATATGAGAAAACCGATTATTTAATCAATCAATACAATTCTACTGAAAATTTCTCTACAGGTGAGGAATATACCTTTGTAATGAAAGGGAGTGTCCCGCAAGGTCAGAAATTTGGGATTTGGCAGAATGGCGGGTCTAGTAATGTTGGATATGCAACAAGTGTTTACGCGAATGGAATAACGTATGTAACCTTCAAAGCTGTTGCGGCTACAAGTGGAAATGAACGAAAGTTAAGCTTATATAATTATCCGAGTAGTAATACGAAATCTATTGTGGAATGGGTTGCCTTGTATAAAGGGAATAAGCCGCAGGATTGGACAGCACCGCCTGAAGAGCAGGTAACAACGGATGAGTTCATCCAGAAAACAACTGAAATTACAAAAAGTGTGGATGGAATTAAAGAAACAATTACAAAAGTGGAAAATAATCAAAATGGGTTTGATAAACGTGTTGCTACTGTAGAAAAAGATGCAACTACTATTAAACAAAATGTCTCTTTCATACAAAATACGCAGACAGAACAAGGAAGACAATTACAAGAGGCGAAAGCTGGATGGGAAAATACTGCGAAAGCACTTGAAGGTAAAGTTGAACTTAAACAAGTAGAGGATTATGTTGCTGGATTTAAGATTCCAGAGTTGAAGCAAACAGTTGATAAAAATAAACAAGATTTGTTGGGCGAACTAGCTAACAAACTTGCAACCGAGCAATTCAATCAAAAAATGACTTTGATTGATAACCGCTTTATTATCAATGAACAGGGTATCAATGCCTCGGCCAAAAAGACAGAGGTATATACAAAAGAGCAAGCAAATGGGCAATTTGCCACATCATCTTATGTAAGAGATATGGAAACCCGTCTTCAGTTAACTGAAAAGGGCGTTAGTATATCTGTAAAAGAAAATGATGTAATCGCAGCATTCAATATGAGTAAAGAAAACATTACTTTGAATGCAAATAGGATTAACTTAGTAGGTTTTATAACAGCAAATCATATCAAAGGAAAAGTTTTAGAAGGAGTAACACTTAAAACGAGTGGAAACAGATTTGTTGAAATAAATAAACAAGACATGAAGATTTTCGATTTAGATAAGCCACGTGGCTATATAGGATTTATGGAAACAGATGATGGAAGTATTCAACCTTCATTAGTCCTTGGTTCTGATAATAGAAAATACGCTGGTACAGGATCATTTTATATTTATCAAGTCATGCCGCGAATTAATGGAGTTGATCAACCTTCTAAAGCATATGCAAAATTTGGGATTTCTAAAGGAGAAAATGCAGAAGGAACTAATATTTGGTCAAACTATATTCAAATGCATAATGACGGTGGACATCTGAGCGTATATTCAGATGGACAATTTCGTTTTCAAAACTTGAATAATATTATTTTTGAATCTGAAGGATGGGCTCCAGGATATGGTTACTTCTCTGTAACTACAACTGAACCACATATTTTTACAAATAACGCGGGGCAGTTTACTTTCAAAAGAAAAGGCAGTGACTATAAAATACATTTCGTAAACGGCGCCACCGATCATGATTTAATCATGGGTAATGCAATGATAAGGTCAAGCATTGTGCAAGGTTATAACAATGGCTTCCAGATTAAAGATATGATGGGTAAGGGATGGAAAGATATAGAATTAAGAACATTACGAGCGCAAGAGAACATTAGCGCTACAGGGCGTATGTGGGCGCAAGAATTTATCCCTAATTCTTCTCGTACGCTTAAAACAGACATAGAAGACCTTCCATTCTCTGCTTTAGATAAAATCAACTCTGTAAACATCAAACAGTATCACTTTATAAGAGATGTTGAACGCTTCGAGTCAGGGGAGTCTATTACACTTCCAATTAATTACGGTATGATTGCGGAGGACTCTGACGATGTATTCACCACACCACAGAAAGACGCTGTAACACTTTATAGTTCGGTTTCAATTTCTATTCAAGCAATACAAGAAGTTCACTTTGAAGTTAAAAATCTTCAATTTGACCACGGTATGTTGAAGCAGGAAGTTGATACTCTTAAAGAAGAACTTGAAGCAGAAAAACTTGAGAAAGTTTCAATAAAAGCTGAAATTGCTGAATTAAAGGTATTAGTACAACAATTAATAAATGAGGAACCAAAGCAGCCATAAGCTGTTTTTTATTTTGCATAAAATACGGCTTTTGTATAAAAATTAGCCCATGCATTCACTTAAAAAAGGGTTGTCTCATACTATATAGAGATTGCTTTATTAAGATTTCAAAAGGATGTGAATGTATGGAAGACGTATATGTAAAAATCGACAGCCTAAAAGCAGAGCAAAAAGAAATCATGCGAGATATAAGGAACCTAGAGATGCGTACAACGATAAATGAGAAAGATATTTCAACGATTAATCAGCAATTAGAAAAAATCAGCCTGAATACCACATGGATTTTACGAATTGTTATTAGTGCAATAGTTATGGCAGTTTTGGGTTTGATACTCAAAGGTGGGATTTAGGTTGTTCATATAAAAGTATTTGTGAAAGAGGGACAAGTGTCTCTCTTTTTTTATCTTGAAGAAGGAGGAAAGAATGTGGATCGTATCGATGTAGTATTAAAAGTTTTTATTGCCACTTTCGGTGGCTTTTGTGGGTATTTTTTGGGAGGGTGGGATACAACATTGCAGATTTTAGTAACTTTAGCGGTAATTGATTATGTAACAGGTATGATTGCCGCTTCAATACTTGGTCAACTCAAGAGCAAGATAGGTTTCAAAGGCATTGCCAAAAAGGTAGTGCTTTTTTTATTGGTTGGAGCAGCTACGCAGGCAGATGCGGCAATTGGTAGTAATAGTGCGATTCGTGAAGCGACACTTTTTTTCTTCATGGGTAATGAATTACTTTCCATCTTAGAAAATGCTGGGCGCATGGGGATTCCACTTCCGCAAGCTTTGACAAATGCAGTTGAAATCTTAGGTAGTAAGCAAAAACAAGAAGATAAAAAGGGAGATGTTCAATAATGCAAATCAGAAAAAAATTAGTTGACTCAAGTAAATATGGTACAAAGTGTCCTTATACAATGAATCCAGAATTTATCACAGTTCACAATACGTATAATGATGCGCCAGCTGAGAATGAAATTGCTTATATGATACGAAATAATAATGAAGTGTCATTCCATATTGCGGTAGACGATAAAGAAGCGGTGCAAGGCTTACCTTTAGAACGGAATGCATGGGCTTGTGGAGATGGGAATGGTTCAGGCAACAGAAAGTCGATTAGCGTGGAGATCTGTTATTCTTTAAGCGGCGGGGATAGGTATTATAAAGCAGAAAATAATGCAGCTATTGTTGTAGCGCAGCTCATGAAACAATATAACATTCCAATAGGTAAAGTTCGCACACACCAATCGTGGAGTGGAAAATACTGCCCGCATCGTATGTTAGCGGAAGGGCGTTGGAATTCTTTTATAGAAAGGGTGCAAAACGCATATAACGGTGGTTGGAATGCAAGCTCTACAAAACCATCTAATAATGGTGTAGGTGTTGTTACAATTACAGCGGATGTCTTACGTGTTCGTACAGGACCAGGAACGAATTATGGTATTGTAAAGAATGTGTACCGAGGGGAAAGCTATCAATCTTGGGGCATTCAAAATGGTTGGTACAACGTTGGCGGAAATCAATGGGTATCTGGGGAGTATGTGAGGTTTGAGGGATAGTTGATTGTACAGATGAAAAACTATGTGTATATGAAGTAATAAGAAGTGCTCCTGACCAGGGTGCACTTCTATAAAAAGGAGAAAAATCCAATGACAATTCATTTTATGTACAATAAGACGTAAATATACAAAAAAGAACATTCCTGGTTGGATGGGAGGAATGTTCTTTTGTGGTTTCTCTTGAACCACTTTATATGTATGCACCAGAATCATGTTATATGACTTCAGAAATAAAAAAGCAATCCAGGTGGTGAGGCCGGAATGCTTTTTCTGTATATAGAAAGGTATCATGCTAGGAGCAATTTAATATATGCTTCTAAAGTGCATAATGTTCCATCAAAATAAAAAGACGCCTTCCCCAGTCGAAGGCGTCAAAAATGTGGTGATTCTCTAGATGCATAAATAATATATGCAATAATAATGAAAGATAGAACAGGGTCTTGACTGTAAAATGAATGTAATTTATATTTTAAATACGGTCTCTAATCTACCTATGTATAGTGAAAAATCTGTTTCTTTTTGGAGACGGATTTTTTGCGTTTCACCTAGAAATTTATACAAAAGAATAGTTTTATAAAAAATAAAAGCCGTCATTTGACGGCTCTTATTTTTGTTTGAATTTATTCTTTTTTTAAAGATGGGTGTTCCCAATAAGTGGTCGCTGTTTTAGGGATATTTTCAAAGATAAAATTACTAAAGTTAATTTTATCAATTGTTTCGCGATTAAAAATTATTTTCATCACATTATCAACTTTCTTAGTACCGTATGGATCAACTGTTTCAAATTGCCAAAAGAAAGCAATCTCACTTATTTCTTTTTCATTGGCTATACCTTTTAAGATTTTTTGTGTGTCCATCCACATTCCTTGCTTAAACATATTATCTGTAAGGTTATCACTTGCGTGGATAGTAAGTATAGCAATTTTATCATCTTCAGTTGCTGTCCCCATATTTTTGTTGATTTCTAAATTTGTTAATGATTTTGAACCAATGCTCGATTTTACAATATCCTTAATCTTTTTTTCTAAATTATTATTTGTAGGAAGTGTTGTTGTGGAAAGACTTTCATTGGAATTATTTGAGTTTTGATTTTGATCAGATGGATAAGTTTTACTTTCAGATGAAGCGTAGGCAAAATCTCCAATAGAAAATAATTTATCATCTTTAAATGAAAATTTAACCTCTCCGTTGGTTATACCGTCAATTGATTTATATGTAATTTCAGTAATAGTATCAGTTAATTTATTTTCTTCTCCATCACCGCCAATAATTTTTCGAACTTCCTGGATAGACATTCCTTGATGGATGTTTTTAAATTCATCTTTTGATATTTTATTATCATCCCTAGTAGTCAATGCGAAAAAGGTAATGATTGCTAAAAAAATAGTTGCTAAAAATAAAATAACACGAAGCTTAAATTTCATTATGTATCCTCCTTATTTTTTTCAATCCAAATATCTTCAACACGCATATCAAGAACCTTAGCTATTCTAATTGCTACTAAAAGTGTCGGTGTTCCGCCTTGCAGCAAATTAGTCATTGTTGAGTTTGCTATACCTACTTTCTTCGCTATAAATCCATATCGCAAGCCTTTTTTATCTACAATTTGTTTTAAATTACTTTGAAGCATTATTCCACCTCCTAGTATGTATATTCTAGTGAAATCATTTTTGTCCTCTTAAAAAATAAATTTCAGGTGTACAGGCAATAATCCTCCTTCTGGTTCATATACCTATATTACTTCCATACGGAAGCCCACGAAGAATTCTACTTGGACTTCCGTATGGCATTGTAGATATCAAGAGAGGAGAGGGTTACATGCGTTCTCAGTATAGTTACCTCAATACAACGCCTTATTTATATTCATCAAAAGAACTACGTCACATGTATAACGAATCTAGATCCAGAAAAGAAACGGAATCAATTCTTACTCACATGAGGAACCATGAAGTATTTGATAACAAAGAGTACAAAGGATATTTCAGCTTATCACAAGTAATTGAAGAAGATTTATATGGAGAAGAGGAAGATATATTGAATTGGCAAGATTTAATGGAGCGGTATCAGATTGTAGCTACCAAATCGGGGATTAAATTTCGTGAGAAAGATGAATTGACCGAGGAGGAATGGCTATGACACTTGCAGGAGAAGTCGTTATTATTTGGACGGCAACAGGCTTGTCTGTAGTTGCGATGAGTGTAGCTGAAAAAATGGGGAAGAGTGTTCCACATTGGCTTCCACGTATGACTATGTATACAACGCTTACGGGCTCGTTCTTATATCTTCTACGTTATGTTCTCGTTATGTTTCTATGAAGGAATACGATGTGGAAGAGAGGGACAATAGACCTCACAAGCAAAAATGCTAGTCCTGTTCGCTTCCAATAAAGTGCAATGATATCCTTATAGGATATCTAAAGGAGAAATGTTTATGTTGGAATTACTATGGGTCCCGATGACAGCTTTAACTTTTGCATTCGTAAGTGATCGGTTTAAAAGGAAAATAGATGATAAAAAGAAGATACAAGTGTTTTTTGAAGTGTCAGGAATTGCAATCAAAAAAGATGATAAGATTCATTATCCAAAATTTAAGAAACGAACTCATGATGATAGAAGTACAACATACGTGTATGAGTTGCCTGTTGGTATGCCAAGTAAAATTATTCGAAAGGTTGAAGATGTTGTAAGTGAAGGGTTAAATAAACCTGTTCGAATTCAGTATGACAATTATAGATTGAACATTCGTGTATTCGATCAAGAAATACCGAAGAAGTGGGAATGGTCGAAAAATTTAATGAAAGTTGGAAAATGGCTTGTGCCAATCGGGCAAAGTTTAGAACAATTGATTTATCACGATTTTGATAAAACACCACATATGACATTAGGTGGTTTAACACGTATGGGAAAGACTGTATTTCTAAAGAATGTGATGACATCTCTTATTACTGCACAAGCAGAATATACGCACTTGTTTATTATTGATTTAAAAGGAGGATTAGAGTTCGGACCATACAAAAATGTAAAACAGATTGAGTCGATTGCAGAAAAGCCAATGGAAGCTTTTCAGGTATTAAGGGCGATTCTAAAAAAGATGGAAGAAAAAATGCTTTTTATGAAAGAACACCATTATACCAATGTGGTGGAAACAAATATAAGAGAACGCTACTTTATTATCGTGGATGAAGGGGCAGAACTTTGTCCTGATAAAAGTATGAATCGGGAACAACAAAAGTTATTAGGAGCTTGTCAACAGATGCTTTCTCATATAGCGCGAATTGGTGGAGCATTAGGATTTCGATTGATTTTTTGCACGCAATACCCTACTGGCGATACTTTACCACGTCAAGTCAAACAAAACAGTGATGCAAAATTAGGATTTCGGTTACCAACTCAAACGGCTTCTCAAGTTGTCATCGATGAAACTGGTCTCGAATTGATTGAAAGTATACCGGGGCGTGCGCTTTTTAAAACAGATCGATTAACAGAAGTTCAAGTCCCTTATATCTCAAATGAACAAATGTGGGACGTATTAAAACAATACGAGGTGAAAAAAGATGCATATGCAGACACATATCAAAATGAATCGTCAGATGATGATTTTGACCTCGATTAGAAAGCTGAAATTTGCGACAAGAAGACATTTGATGGCCATTCACGATATGGGAGGAATACGGAATGCAAATCGTATTCTAAAAGATTTGAGCCCATATGTGAATAGTACCGTTTATAAAAAAGAGCATGTATATTACCTCAATTGA